TCGGACCTGACCACGGTCATCCCGCTTCAGGACGCGGTGAACAAGATCGTGTCTGACGCTCTCCTGGCGAGTGAGTATGCGGCCTGGCCGCAAAGGTATGTCACTGGCCTGGAAATCGTGGAGGACGACACTGGTAACCCGGTCGAGCCTTTCAAGATTGCCGTAGACAAGCTGCTTCAGGCTGAAGACCCGAACGTGAAGTTCGGCCAGTTCGAGGCAGCCGACCTGGGGAATTACGTCAAGCTGGCAGACATGCTCGTTCAGCACATGGCGAGCACGAGCCGTATCCCCTTCCACTACTTCCTGAACAACGGTGGTGTGGCTCCCTCCGGTGAGTCCATAACCGCCGCTGAGGCTGGTCTGATAGCCAAGACTCGTGAACGCATGCTCCATTTCGGAGAGGGCTGGGAACGCGTAATGCGCCTGGCCTTCAAGGTAATGAAGGACAAGCGTGCAGAGGCTTGGAGTGCCGAGGTCATTTGGCGTGACCCTGAGAATCGGACCGAAAGCCAACACATGGATGCACTTCTGAAGCTGAAGATGATCGGTGTTCCGACAGATCAGCTTCTCTCCGATGCGGGTTACACACCGCAGCAGATCGCCCGCTTTAAGTCGATGCGGGAGGACGACGCCAAGGCCGCAATGGAACTGGCGAAGAAGTTCCCCGATCCGGCTCAGCAGGCCAACGAGCAGGCCGGCCAGCCTAGCTCGGATGTCCAGAAAGCTGCCGTCAAGCAGCCGCAGGGCAATTCTGGTAACGCAGCCCGCAAGGCTGTGAACCCGGTTAAGGGTTGATCCCTTAATCCTTTTCATTACGCAGGCTCCCGCAATGGGGGCCTTTTTTGATGCACCGAAATGGATGGATCACGCATGGACGAGAACACGCAGAACGCTGGCACCACTTCCACCGAGGGCGCTCCGACCGGCGAGGCCGGCACCCCTCAGACTCCGACGCTCGAAACACTTCAGGCGGAGGTCGACAAGTGGAAGTCCCTGTCCCGCACGAATGAGAAGCGGTGGCAGGACGCCTCTGCCGAGCGCGATGCGCTCAAGGAGTCCGGCATGACGGACGCAGAGAAGGCAATTGAGGCCGCTAAGGCTCAGGCCCGATCCGCGACCCTCGCCGAATACGGCACTCGGCTTGCTGACGCCGAGCTGCGTGCACAGGCCGCAAAGGCAGGTGTGGAGCTTCCTCCCGCCGAGTTCCTGAACCTGACGAAGTTCGTCGGTGAAGACGGCTCTGTGAATGCCGATGTGATCGGCACTTTCGTCTCGTCCCTCCCTAAGCCGGTCGCTGAGCCCGAATTCGATCAGGGCCTTGGCCTTGGTCGTCAGGGCGGGTCCGGAGTTCAGCAGCTCACCCGCGACGACCTTTCCAACATGTCCCCGCAGGAGATCAACGCTGCCCGCAAGGCGGGTCAGCTCGACGCCCTTATGCGAGGCGCAATCTGACAAACCCGTGAGGTAACCTATGGCATTTCTTTCTCAGGCTGGCAATAACACTGGGGCCGGCCAGCTTCAGACCACGCAGGGCCAGTTCATTCCCGAGGTCTGGACTTCGCAGCTCATTGCGGACATCGAGGAAAACCTTATCCTCGGTGCTTCCCCCTTCACCAACCGGCAGTATGAGGGCGACTTCCGCCGTGAGGGCGACGTAGTCCGAATCCCGCACTTCGTTGACGGGACTGTCACTGACAAGGGCCTGGTGAAGGCGTACGGCGAGATCGGTACTGCCGACCACGCGGCCCTTGAGTACATGAAGATGACCGTCGCGAAGGGTTCCAGCTTCCACCTGGAGATCGACGCTCTTCACCAGCTCCAGACCAAGGGCGGCATCGACCTGATGTCCAACCTGGTCTCGCAGCGTGCGCGTCAGACCGCGCTTGCCATTGACGAGCTGGTTGCGCTGACCCTGCTCGCCGCTCTCCAGGGCAAGGACCTGAACGGCGCGGAGAACCGCACCGCCACTGTGTCCGGCCTCCCCGCGCTGGAGCTGGGCGCTATCTCGAAGGTCCAGGCGACCGACGTGAACGCCCCCGCTGCGGACAAGCTGTCCGTCTACGACTACGTGGTCAAGATGCTCGAAGTGCTCGACACTCGCAGCGCTCCGCAGGACCGGTACCTGTTCGTCTCCCCGCGCATGCGCTCTCTCCTCCTGCGGGACGAGAAGTTCATCGACGCGTCGCAGCACGGCGGCGGCGGTTCGGTCGTGGCCTCCGGTCAGATCGGCTCCATTCTCGGCCTGCCGGTCGTGGTCGCGAACGCGCTGGGCAACCACTCCCGGCCCAACTCGCCGGTCATCAAGAAGGGCAACGAGAAGTTCGGCAGCGTCGACCTGTTCATGGGCTCGACCTCCGCTGTCTCCGTCGTCGTGCCGTTCGCCGAGATGGCCGCGTACAACCCGGAGAAGTCCTTCACGTCGGCCGTGAAGTCCCGAGTCATCTACGACGCGAAGGTGTGCCGGCCTGAGCAGCTTCTCGTGGCTCAGGGTGTCGAGGCGGAGATCAACACTCACAACGCCCCGGCTGCTGGCTGATCTGACCTTCCCTAACTGAGGGGAGGGACATGGCCTTTGCCACCCCAGACGATGTGGCCGCCCGCCTTGGGCGGCCACTCGCTGAAGACGAAAAAACTCGAGTTTCGGCGTTCCTGGACGACGCGTCTGCGTTCGTCACCGAGTACTGCAATGGCGCCTGGGACAGGACCACTCCCCCGGCCATCTTCAAGACGGTCGTGTGCGGTGAGGTCATCCGCTGGTTGTCCGTTGCCCCTGGCGTGATCTTGGAGCGCACTGGCGAGCTGGAGACCCAGTTCGGTCAGACGGCTTCCAATCAGGGCCTCTCTCGTGAGGCCACAGCAGCACTCCGCAAGTACCGGCGCAAGGTCGGTTCACTCCCCCTTCGCCGCTACGACTGTTAGGAGTCCGCATGCCCCGTCACTTCACTGACTTCGTTGAGGTCTATCGCGCAGAAATCGTTGCGGATGCCTACACGAAGAAGCGTGACTGGGACGACGCCGTGAAGGTGTGGGCCGGTTCGGCATCTGTCCAACCGGCCTCCACCACGGAGGCGGACTCGCAGGCGCGAGAGACCACAGACATCCACATCACTGTCTTCCTGCCTCCCACAGCTGACGTCGACTCGACGGACCGGCTTGTGGTCGACGGCATCACATACGAGGTGAGGTCCGAGCCACGCATCTGGCGTCAAGGCTCCCTCGCACACATCTACTTGAGAGCACGGAGGGTGAGGCGCTAATGGCTGACGACGTCAAGTTCACCCTGCGCATGAACGCTGGTTGGGAGGAACACTTCCTCCTGAACGAGGAGACCCGCGACCTGGTGGCCCTCCGCACCGAGGACATCGCTGTGTTCGCCAGGGCACTGGCACCGCGGGCTCGCAACAAGCCGCACTGGAACACCATCCACAAGCACATCGAAGTGATGGTCACGGCCTACAAGGGCTGGTACGGCCAGGTGCTCATTGAGCCTGACCGCGACGTGCGGCACGCGATGCTGCAAGAGCGCGGTTACAAGGACCCTGCTGGCCACCGGCATCCGGGACGCTTCTACCTGAAGCGTGCCCTGGAGAGGGCGAGGGTTGAATGAAAGTAGATCCTGTCGACCTCGTGTGGCAGTACCTCAACACAGCCCCGTACATCCCCGAGGACGCGCCCACGGGCGACCTGGTGGGCCGCGAGGTCGGGGACACCACCATCTACCTCAGCCACTCCGGTGGCTTCCGCCTCGTACGGGACCGCATGGACCGTGCGGACATCGAGTACGACGTGTTCCACCAGGAACGCGCCCAGGCAGCAAGCCTGGCCTACACCTGCCGTGAGCTGTTCCTAGAAGACCTGCCCGGCCAAATAATTGGCGACGTCGAGATCCTTGACGTTGTCGAGATTTCCTCTCCCCGGTACTACCCGGACTCGACTTCAGGCGAGCACGTCTACGGCGGGGAGATCACAGTTTTCTTCACCGAGAACTGATACCCCCCTGGCTTAGCCAGACCGAAGGGCCCCTTGTGGGGCCCTTTTTTGTTTCCCCGCTTGAGGAGTTCCTTTATGGCGAATGACGCTTCCAAGATCCGGTTCGCCCCTAACGGCGGACTGTTCATGGCCCCTTCCCCGACTGGTGGGGCGGGTGGCACGGTCCTTCCCGATGACGTAGGCGACGGTGGTAAGACCGCGCCGGCCGGTTACAAGTCTTTCGGCTATGTCGATGAGTCGGGTGTCACCATTACCCCGTCCATCGAGACGGACCCGGTGAATGCATGGCAGTCCGCGGTTCCCGTTCTCTACAACGTGAAGGGTGCCTCTTTCCAGATCAAGGCGACCCTGCTGGAGACCTCGAAGCTGACCACGGAGCTGTTCTACGGTGCTACGTGGGTCGAGGTTCTGTCGGACGACGCGACCCCTGTGCCGACCGGTATTTACCGGCTGGACCTTTCCAGCACTCCGGAGCTTTCCGAGCTTTCGATCGTCGTGGACTGGGCCCAGAAGGGCAAGAACTACCGCACGGTTATCCCGCGCGCCATGATCTCGGACCGAGGCGGTATCACGCTTCAGCGTACCGAGGCCCAGAAGTACGAGCTGACCATTGACGCCCTGGACTACAACGGCGGCCTTGGCTACGTGCTCACGGACGAGGTCATGACTGCCTGATTCGGGCTGTAAACGAATTGCCTCTGCCGGGGAGGGCGAAATTCCCCGGCCACTCTCTCTCACCCCACCCATGACCCCCCGTTTCCTTTGGAGTTCCCATGGCTGCTGCCCGTAAGACCGCTGCCCCGAAGACCGCCCCCAAGACCGCCGCTGCGGAGGCCGAGGCGACCGAGCAGCCCACCAAGTTCACGTTCCTCGGTATCGACTTCGAGGTCCCGCCTGCCAAGAAGATTCCGCTGGAGCTGCTGTTCGCGGAAGACGAGCTGGACGCCGTGAAGATCATCGTCGGTGAGGACAAGTGGGCCGAGTTCCGTGCCAAGCGTCCGACGATCGGTGACTTCCAGGAACTTTCCGCCAAGGTCAACGAGGCGTCGGCCGGCTCGGGAAACTGATAGCAACCGTTCACGTCATCAGGGAATACCCCGAAGAGCTGGAAGCGGACTTCCTGGAATTCTTCGGGGTTGATCTCCTCGACCTCTGGCGTGGGCGGTTGTCTCTGCGCAGGGTCCACCTGCTGATTAATTCACTCATGCACTAGGCTGGACGATCCACGCTGCTCGCCACGATGGACGAGACAACGCAGTGGGGCTCCACTGAACACTTGCTCGCTCGCGTCTCGGACGCTTTGGAGCTGGGCAACTACCTCTTCCTCAAGGCCAACAGCAGCGAAAAGGACATCCCGCTGCCTGAGCCTCTTCCCCGTCCCGGCTCTTCCGAGCCGGTAAAGCCCAAGCCAGCCGAGCACGAATTCGCGTCCGGTGAGGAGCTGTCGAACTTCTTCACGCAGATGAGCAATCTTTAGGAGGCCGGTATGGCGGCTACTGGTCGTGGACCTATCAAGGTTGGTTCCGGTTACATCGAGATCAACCCCCGGCTTTCCGAAGAGACGGTTCGGAAGTTCCGTACCGAGATTGCTCGGGAGATGGAGAAGGCCGGCCGTCAGGCTGGCAAGGAGTTCACGGCCGCCACCACCGAGGGCCTGAAGGGCATCGAGAAGGCTGTCCGCACCGCTGCTGCGAAGGCGGGTGCAGCCGCAGAGGCCGAGGTCAAGGACTCTGCCGAGGTCATCGAGAAGATCGAAGCCGACCTCACCAAGCAGTACGGCGAGCAGGCCACCAAGCGCTTCCGTGAGCTGCGCAAGCTGGAGGAGAAGAAGCGCGCCCTGGTCGAGGAGACCAGCAAGGAGACTCAGGCCGCTCTCAGGGCCACTCAGCGCCAGGAGACCGAGTCTCTGACCCAGGCCGCAAAGTCTCAGCAGCAGGCGATCACCCGTAAGGAGAAGGCGCAGGCCGAGTACGAGAAGTACGTACGCGAGTCCAACGCCCGTATCGCCAAGCAGGAATCCGCGGAAGTCGCCGCCTCTGCAAAGCAGGTCGAGGCCGCCGAGAAGGAGAAGCAGAGGGCCAGGCGGCAGGCGCTTGAAGACGAAGCCCGTATGGATCGGGAGATCGCTGCTACTCAGGACCGTTTGGCCCGTGAGGAAGCCGCCCGAGTCCGTACGACGGAGCGGGAGAAGCGTGCGGAGCGTGAGCAGTCCGCCCGCATGGAGCGAGAGATTGAGTCCACTCGACTCCGCCTCATTCGTGAGCACGAGAGGGCAATTCGCGATGAGCTGCGGCGCACGCAGTTGCAGCGGAAGACCGAGCTGCAATCGCAGATCCGCGACACGATGGCGGCGCAGACTCAACTTCGTCGGCAGATCACGGATTACCAGCAGCACATTCGTGACACCGAGCGCAACACCACCGGTTCCATTACTCGTCTTCAGACGAAGTGGAAGGCTGTCGGTGGGAATATTGAGACGCTGGGCACGCACGCTGTTGAGGCCGGAAACCTCATTTCCACGAAGCTGCTTGCCCCTCTCGGCCTGGTGGCCGGCGCGCTGACGACTATCGGCATCAAGTCCGCCGATATGCGAATCCTCGGGCAGAAGGGTCTTACCGCTGCCGGGGTCGACAACAAGACTGCGGCCTCGGAAATGGCCAAGGTCCAGCAGTACGCGATTGATACTCCGTTCAGCGTTGACGTAATGCACGAGTATCAGATGAAGATGATTCGTTCGCTCGCTGCCGCTGACCCTGACTGGTACAAGAAGGGCACCAAGACTGAGGCCGCTAATCAGGCTGCGGGTAAGACCACTGACCTGATCATGGCTGTCGGCGACTCCATGGCACGGGCGGGAAACCTTGACCCGGCCATGTTCCAGCGCGCTATGTACGCCCTTGACCGCATGTCTGACACGGACAAGGCGAGCACGCGAAACATCAGCCAGCTTGTGAACGCGACGGGTATTCCCGCCCCCGAGCTGGCCCAGATGTTCGGCTTCAACAGTGCCGGTGATTTCTGGAAGGTTGTCGGTACTCCTGTCACCAAGGGTGGCGGTGTCTCCGGTAACGAGATGATGAACAACCTTCTCCAGTACTGGGACCCGAGCTACTTCCAGAAGGGCAAGGACGGAAAGCCGCTCAAGGACAAGCACGGTCAGTTCATCGTCAACAACGACGGGCACAACCCGACGGGTAGCGGTGGTTCCGCGGGCTACGGCAAGACGATGACTTCGGCCACCATCACCGGCCGAATTCAGCAGATGACCGAGGGGGCCACAAACCGCCTCGGCAAGATGTTCGCCGAGCCTGGTAAGGACGGCCAGTACCAGTACACCAAGCTGGGCCAAGAGTTCATGGGCAAGGGCGGTGTCCTCGATGAGGTCGGGGGTATCGGAAAGTCCGCACTGAAGCAGCTCCCCGATCTGCTGATGATGTTCGCCCAGGAAATCAAGCGCATCACTGGCTGGATCAAGGACGTCGCCGATTTCCTCGCGGATCACCCCGCTATCAAGGACGCGGTTATCCAGGTCGCCAAGATCGGCGTTGTCGTCGCTCCCTTGCTTATCGGCCTTGGCCTGTTCGCTAAGACGATCGGCAAGCTGACGAAGGTCATGGCCGGTGGAGTCGACCTCTTCAAGGGGGCCGGAAAGGCTGCGGGTGGACTCGCCAGGGGCGTTCGCGGTACCTACAGGACCGGTCGACAGGTGGCCGCTGGTGCTCGATCTGCTGCCCGTGGAGACGGCTACCTCAGCGGCTACGACAGCCGCAGGGACACCTACACGGCCCGCAACGAGGACCGTGCCCGAGGGCGTCAGCGCTACGCCAATGCGAGCCGTGAGAACGGCGCTTTCCGCACGGCTGGACAGTACGGACGTCTGAGTGCCGCCCGTGTCACCGGATACGACTCGTTCGGGGACTGGCGGACCCGTAGCCGCAACCTGCGCTCGGACAACAACCACCTTGGTAACCAGGCACGTCGTGCCGCGAATCAGGGCCAGCTCTCCGAGGCTCAGCGTCTTCGGGATCAGCAGGAGACGAACCGGCAGAACTACCGGGACTCCCGGCGTGAGCGTCGACAGACGGCCGCGGATCGCCTCCGTCCCACAGACAGCGTCGACCGCGCCAGCCAGAGCGGGTCAGGCATGCGCCAGGCCCGGACCGACATGCGGGCGATGGAAGACCGTCTCGCTCAGCTCCGCGAGGAGCTGGCCAACGTCGGCCACCAGGTCCCCACTCAGGTGATCAACGCCCTGCACGGCCGGTCTGGTCAGAGCGTCGCCGCTGCGGCGAATGACGCCAGGGACAACGTGACCCACATCCGCACCGAGGGCCTGGAACCCCTCAACCGGACCAGCCTCAACCAGGTCGACCAGGAGATCGACAAGGTTCGGCAGAGCGCCGCGAGGCTGATCACGGAACTGAAGAACGCTCAGACCGAGGTCACCCAGCTCGACGGCAAGAAGCTGGTTCAGTTCAAGGTCACTGTCGACGGTGCCCACGGCACGGTCACTGACCTGAAGAACAAGGTCGATGACACGGCTCACTCGGTGGTCGTCCTCAACGGCAAGAAGCTGGACGCCCTGAAGGGCGAGTTCAACCACGTCCACGACGCTGCCGAGAAGGGCTACACCAAGATCGGCATGGGAACCGGCGGCGGTTCCCTCGCCGGTCGCGTGGGTCTGCTCAACGGACGCTCCCTCAGCGGCCTCAAGTCGCAGTTCGACAAGGTTCACGACGCGGCTGAGCGAGTCTTCGAAAAGGTCGGACAGGGTACGGGCGGTGGCTCGGTGGCCGGCCGTATCGGGCTGCTCAATGGGCGAAGTCTGAAGGACATCAAGGGTCAGTTCGAGAAGCTGACTTCGGCCGCAGACGACACGTACAACAAGGTCGGACAGGGCACGGGTAGCACGTCCCTTGCTGGTCGTATCGGCCTGCTGAACGGTCGCAGCCTGAAGGACGTCAAGAGCCAGGTAGACCACCTGAAGACGTCGCTTGACCTGGCGCACACTGCGGCCAACCACCTGGACACGTCGCTGGACAACATCGCCAATCACAAGAGCGGCGGTTCGTCGGGTGGCAAGGGCAAGACGCCGAAGAAGCCCTACACGGGCGGCATCATCACCGGCCAGGGCAACTTGGCGCACTTCGCTACGGGTGGTGTCCTGCCGGGCTACTCGCCTGGCGTCGACTCCGTTCCGGCGATCCTGTCGCCTGGTGAAGCGATCCTGCGCCCCGAGGTCACGGCCCAGCTCGGTGCCCCGCTGATTCATCACTGGAATGCGATGGCCCGTAAGGGTCAGCTCTCCCGCTTCGCGGGTGGTGGCATTGTCGGCCGCTTCGGCGTCGACAAGATCATTGATCTGATCCACAACCAGAATGTCTGGCCCGACGCATCTGCGGCTATCAACACGATGGCATTCGATGCAACGTCGGTCCCTCTGGGCGGTGACATCCAGTCGGGAATGCTGGGGGCCGGCCAGAGTTCCGGCCGCTTCATCGGTTCCGATATGGCGAGCAAGTTCGACGGCATCTACAACTTCGTGACGGAGGATTCCTGGAAGTTCCTGAAGCGACTGCCCACGGTTGTGGGTCAGATCGTCGGCATTATCGGTGGCGCGTTCGCACCGACTCTCGGCGACTACTTCCATGACGATGTCTGGAAGGGCAACGGAAACATTCTGGAGCGAGGCGAAAGGTTCCTCGGGGACACGTTCTCAACGCATACCCTGACGAGCGTTTTCGATGACCTCTTCGGAGGCGTCTGGGATTCCGTGAAGTCGCTTGTCGGTGGTGCCAAGGATCTGATAACCGATCCGGTCGGCTCCGTGACGAAGACGGTCGATGCACTGTGGGAAGTCGGCACTGGTGAAATCAATCAGATAGTCGACATGGTCAAGGCCGTTAAGTCATTCGCGCAGTCCCCCAAGGACTATGCAATGACCGTCCTCGGCGACGTCTACGAGACAGGAAAGGAAGCCCTTCCGAACACGAAGGGTCTCTTCGACTTCTCCAAGGACGACAAGGTTGATGCCAAGAAGCCGTCGGATATCGCCGATAAGTACTCGCTGGATGCCCCGCCCGGTAAGGGAGTCCAGAGGTGGAAGCCCAGCGTTCAGCGCGTGCTGAGTCAACTGGGCCTGTCTCAGAGCTATACGGATCTGGTCCTACACCGAATCCAGGTTGAGTCTGGCGGTAACCCGCTGGCCATCAACAATTGGGACAGCAACGCCAAGGCCGGCTACCCGTCTCAGGGCCTTATGCAGACAATTCCGCAGACCTTTGCGGCGTATGCCGGCCCGTACAAGAAGCTGGGGATCACGAACGGACTGGCCAGCATCTATGCGGGCCTGAACTATGCGGTTCACCGTTACGGATCGGGATGGCCGCAGGCCCTTTCCGGGGTCAAGGGCTACTGGACTGGCACCGCTTCGGCTTCGCCTGGTCTCGCCCTCGTCGGCGAGCGTGGACCCGAGCTGATCAATTTCAGCGGAGGTGAGCGGGTCTACAACGACCAGGACACCGCTGGGATTCTCGGCGGAAAGAAGTACGAAATCCACATCCACGAGGCCAAGTCCGAGAACACCACTCAGTCCGTGCTTCGTGCGATGCAGTACGCGGAGGCGCTTTACGGAGGTCTCTAATCGTTAGGAGTGTGCTATGCCGATTCCCGCCGTATCACCGGCAGTACTGAGGGATAACCGAAGTTTTGCAGGCCCTCAACCTCCGGATCGCGTCGTATGGCAGCGCACCTTCGTGTCGATCACAGGGAACAACGGTGAGGGGGAAGAGATCCCCCTCACCGGGTTCCCCAGTGGTGCTTGGCCGAGCATATTCATGCTCCCTGGTGCTACGGGCCTCGATTCTCCGCCGATGGAGCTGCACTCGGATGACAGTCCGAACCTCGACGGTGGAATGTTCCGAGGTGCCAGGGCCACACAGCGCGAAATAATGATCCCTGTCTTCATTCACGGAATCGACCGCAGGTCAGTACGCAGGCTTAAGCGTCAGCTCATCAACTCACTCAACCCGAAGCGCGGGTATTGCGTGCTGAAGTTTGTCGAGTCGAGCGGCGAGCCGCGGTACCTGTACTGCTACTACAAGTCCGGGCTGGAAGGCAGTGAGGCCACGGACCAGGCCGGTTTCACATGGGTGAAGTACGGAATCCAGCTCACGGCCTTTGACCCTTGGTTCTACTCGGACCAGGTGACGGCCGACAACTGGACGTTCGAGGCCGCTAAGCCGTTCTTCAACGACGGTGGAACCTTCCTGCCGCCCAGCCTCTCTGAGGGCCTGCCCTCGGAAACCATCGTGAATGTCACCAATCCCGGAGACATCGAAGCATGGCCCATCTGGCAAATCACCGGGCCCGTCAAGCAACTGACACTGACCAACGAGTTCGGGGAATCCTTCCAGATCGGTCCCGCAGGCACCGGAGCGGATGTAATTCCGACTGGGCGAACGCTCATCGTGGACTCTCGTCCCGGATACAAGACGCTCAAGGACGACTTGGGAACGAACTATTACCCGCTGCTCGCACCTAATCCGGTGCTGTGGAACATTCCGCCTGGTGACTCGCTGGTTGATGTGGAACTGGTGGCGGGCAGTGGGCCGGCCTCCATCTCTCTTTCATTCAATCCGCGCTACGAAAGCTACTGATCTATGGGTTATCGAATCGAGGTGCGGGACCGAGACCTCAACCGGGTGGGCGAGATCGACACGTGGATGAAGCTGGACCTGGTGGTGCGCTACTGCCAGGCCGGCTCATGGACGCTGCTCATCAAGGCCGGTACGCCGCAGGCAGACCTATTGCAGAAGGGCGGCGGCGTCGCGATCTACCAGGACGGCGTGGACAAGCCGATCCTGACCGGCCCCATCGAGTCCTTCCAGCACTACTGGACGGTGGAGCAGCACACCGAGGCAGGCTCGCTGTACGTCGGTGGCCCGTGTGACAACAAGCTGGCCTACCAGAGGCTTGCGTTCCCCAACCCGGCGAAGGCCATCGATCAGCAGTACTCGGGAGTGGCCACACGAACGGTGTCAGGGAAGGCCGGTACGGCTCTCTGGCAGGAGTTGTCGTCGGCCCTGGGCCCCGCTGCCCTGGTGGACCGTCGAGCAGCGGGTGTCGTCTTCCCGAGCGTCCCCAACCTTGGTGGCCAGGTGGACGACTCACTTCGGTTCGATGTCCTGGGGACCAAGTTCGAAGAGTGGATCGACACGAAGAGCACCGGCTATCGGTTCGTGTACGACCCCAACCTGAAGAAGATCGTCCTGGACGTGTTCAGCCCCCAGGACCGTTCCGCGGATGTCCGCTTCTCTCGGGAGCTGGGCAACCTGCGCGAGTACATCTGGACCCTGTCCGCTCCCTCGACCACCCGAGCCATCGTGGCTTGCCAGGGTGACGGAGCCGAGCGGTACGTGTACCAGAAGATCAACGCGGATGCGGAAGCCGAGTGGGGCACGATCCGCGAGACCTTCATCGACCGGCGAGACCTGGGCCTGAAGACGAACCCCAGCACCGGTCAGCCCATGAAGGCGACCACGGACATGACCGACGCCGACTTCAATTCGGCCAAGGCTGCTGTGATCGATGCCGCGGATTCCGCCCTTTCTGATGGTGCACCAAACGGCAACTTCCAGATTTACCCGATTGACACCCCGCAGATTCAGTTCGGCCGGGATTACTTCGTGGGCGACATTGTGACCGTTGTCGCTGACGGTACCGAGTACAGCGACCTTGTTCGTGAAGTTGATATCACGGTTGAGGACGGCGGTAAGACCCTTTCCGTTTCCCCGAAGATCGGCGAACAGGGCACCGGTAACCCCTTGAACCTTTACAAGACCGTATTCGAGATGCGCGAGAAGCTGAGGAAGCTAGAAACGAGGATGTAATGGCAGAACTTAGTTATCCGTTCTCAGCCGCCAACGGGGCCGGCGGCTCCAATACGGTCTCCCAGGCACAGTGGCAAAAGATGGCGCAGATGTGGGGAGGCGACCGGATCGACAGGCGTCTCACCGCGTCCTCGTACGACTCGGCCGACCTGCCCTTCTACACCACCACGTCCAGCCGCACTGTGGTCGTCAACGCTGGCCGGGCCTGGGTCGGAGGCTTCTACTACGAGCTGACCGGCACCAAGTCCCTGACCATCGCAGACAACACCTCGTCGTACGCCCGCATCGACATCATCGTCATACGCGCCGACTTGGCTGCCGGGTCCGCGAACCTCGCTGTGATCCAGGGCCAGCCCGCGGCTACCCCCATCGCTCCGCAGCCCACACGTTCCCTCGGGGGCAACTGGGACATGGTGCTGCACGAGGTTGCCGTGCCGAAGAGCAACGCAGCGATCTCCGTCAGCTCACGCCTGATGTTCGACATGCCGCCTCGCATCGAGTCGCCCTGGAACACGGACCTGACGGCCCCCTACGTACAGTCCGGCACCTTCCTGTACGACATGGACGTCAACCGCAACTCGACGCAGACGGAGTCCTTCAAGGGCCGTGACGGGTTCATGAACGCCCGGACCCTGGGCAAGGCGTACTCGTACACGCCCAGCATGTTCAACGGCAAGACTTCGCCAGGCGTCCGTAAGGGTCGTTACCGGTGGATCGCCCCGAACACGGTCCAGTTCTCAGCGCAGTTCGACGCCTACGAGGACACGGGTGTTGTGGTCTCGGGCAGTAACACCTACCTCGGTGTGACGCTCCCTGTGCCTGCGAACGGCGCGATGCGCCAGGTGCTCACGGGGGTCATCTCGAACCCCAACAACGGCGGGAACATGCCGAACCTCATGCAGGTCACTGCACTCGCAGGTGACGGCAATTCGAACCTCGCCCTCTACACGCAGAACTGGACGAACCTTGCTCAGGCCCTCGATGGTCTGAGGGCGCTTCCTGCCGGATCGAAGCTGTACCTCTCTGGCTCGTACGAAGCGAATGAATTCAACGAGTAACCCAACCCATTCAGTATGACGTCGGCCCCCGGAATTCCCGGCAGGGCCATTCTTTATGCCCTGATTCAGGAGGTGCCGAGTGGCACGAAATCTCTTTGGTGGCTCTGCCGCTGACGTTGCCGAGGATGTGAACGGTGCCCGAGTCCCCAACGCGACTGGTACCGCGTGGGACGGCCCGACCAGTGGGGCAAACCAGATCGTTGACCTGACGGACTCAGACGGTGCCCCCATCTCGTCCCTGGCCGCTGACGCGAACGGCTTCCTCCCGACCTTTTACGGCCCCGATGGAGTCGAGCGTCTGTGGGTCGACTTCGGAGGCGGGAAGGTCGCACTCACCTCGGTCACCATCGGCGAGCGGTTCGAAGCGCACCTGGTTGCCAGTGACCCGCACGGGACCAGGGCGTATGTCGACGCGAACTTCGTCAGCAACACCGCTGCCTCGTGGGTGAAGTCGCCCAACTCCGTGGCTGCCAGCGCCAAGGGTGTCTACGTCCCGAGTGGCTGGGGCGAGTTCTGGCGGCCGAAGCGGGAGGCCGCGAAGCAGGGGTCCGGCAAGGCGAACGTGGCTGTCTTCGGAGGCAGCTCGGCTGTCGGCTTCTACGCCTCGAACCTCCGCACGAAGTCTTGGCCGGGTGTCCTGGCGACCTCCCTTCAGGCCACATGCGGTGACGGCGGTACAGGCTTCCACTCGGCCCTCTTCAGCGCACAGGGCATCTCCGGTTCGGATGCTGCGGCTATCACCCAGTGGACCGCCTCTGGCGGCCTGGTGACCCAGACGGGCACCTGGAACATCGGTGGCTATCAGATGGGTCCGGGCTGGGGCTACCTGTACGCCAACACCAACGGCGCGACGCTCACCTTCACAGTCCGCGGCTCGACGGTCGGCATCTACACCCTGAGTGCTGACGGTGCTCACTCGCCCTGGTCGTACTCGATCGATGGTGCTGCGGCTGTTGCCGTCACGGACACCGCGACGAGCGGCCTGGCCGTCCGCAAGACCACGGTGACGGGCCTCTCTGCTGCCACGCACACGGTGAAGCTGACGCACACCGGCACCGCTTCGCAGTACCTCTCGGTATTCGGTGTCTCGGGTGAGAACGCAACGGGGACCGTGGTGAACAACTTCGGTCGCCGGAACGGATTCGCCACCCACTACACCGCGACTGGGCGTCTGGACTGGAATGGCGGGCCGCAGTACCCGTGCGATCTGGCCGTATACATGGTCAGCCCCGAGGACGTAATGAACGGTGTCTCGGCTGACGCTTGGGCGTCCACTGTTCGACAGCACCTCGCGTACATCCGCGATGGCGGTTCGCTGACTGGTGCCACGGACATTGTCATTGCCCTCCCCCACATCGGGACA